AGTCCACGGCATCCCAAACTCTACCCATCTGAACCCAAAACTTAGTCCTAAAATCAATGTCAACTAAAGTAATCAATCGGTCAACTCCCCATTTCTCATAGTGCTGACCCTTTTTACGCTCAAGTTCAACCAGCACAGCATTAGATTGAATCTCCCACTGAGTAGCCTGACGTTTCGGTACTTGAACATCTGGAACATCTTTTCTTGACCTTGATCTAACCATTTTTAAAACTCCTTAAATAAAAGACAAAGAGACAAAGGGACAGGAGACAAACCCCTTGTTTATAGACAAGGGGTGGTTTGTCCCCATCTCCTCAAGGGGACATTTGGGACATTTGTCCCCGTTTGTCCCCTTTGTCACTGTATATCCATACATATCAGAAAACCTCCGAACTGGACTTCAACCATACCCAACCAGAGCCTATGACAATCTTGTTTACGGCTACAAGTCTCTCCCTTGCTCGTAGCCATGCTTTCTTAAAGGCTGCTTTATCATCCTCAGTACAGCCTTTCATGCCCCAAAACTCTGCTCTCCAATCGTCCAAAGCCACTCCATACCTACTAGTACCATCTACTTCACGATATGAGCCTTTAGCTTTAATTACTTTCATTAACGAATCCATCTCAATGCGTTGATTTCCACCGCTACCAGCGTTGTTTTTGTTGCCTTTTGAGTTGCTACTGGCGATCTCAGGGTTATGCCTCACGGCTAATGAAGTGATGGTTTCGAACCCCAAGGCTGACTCTCCCACCTCAACATTCACCACTTCAATACCCACGGCTATGGAGTCAGCACCATCTTTCTGCTTGGTGACTGTGAGGATTGCATTGCCGATAACTGACGGGTCTGCCGAGTTGATGACCGAATCCTGCCTTTGTATCTCAAGTTCAGTATCCACAGCACCAAGCAGAGAACTATGACCTCGCAGTCCCTTAGTTATGTCTTTACCGCTATGGTGAATCAGCAGCATGGCGCATAGGTAGATGGCTTGTATCTTTCCCGCTTGGGTGATGAAACCTCCCATATCTTCAGAACTGTTCTCGTTAAAGCCGCCACCACTCATACGCATCAATGTATCTAGGATGATTAGTTCAAGTGGTTCATCAATTTGCGCTATTAACTCGTTGATTGCGTTGATTAATGCGTCAAAGTCTTCTTGGCTTGATCTGATGTTGATTTGCGCTCTGATGACATACAGATTTGCGCCATCGGGACTGTTATTCTGTATCTTGCAAGCCTTCACCCTTGCGCCCATACCGCCATGACCTTCACCAGCTATGTACAGGACTGCGCCTTTCTTGGGTACTCTGTAGCCCATCCAATCCCGACCTGTCGCTACTGCTTCGGCAATATCCAAGGCTATGAACGACTTGAATGATGCTGGCGGTGCGTACAAGGCTACGAATGCCCTCTTTGGGATGATGGACTCTATGAGCCACTCAACTGGTTCATCCTTTATGGAGTCCCAAGACTCGACAAGGAACTTAGACTTGGGGGGTTCTTCCTCTACTTGCGGAGTCTCAGGCACATAAAGACTCAGCCTTTGCGGAGTCCAGACTTCTTCACTTGACTTCACGATAGGACAGGCTTTGGCTATTTGCGCCAGCAAGGTTCTGCTGCCATCGTATCTATTGACCCACTCGTAAGCGTCTTCTTTGGGATTACTTAGGTTCAAGTCCAAGACCCTAACGCTTTTGGCTGTTGGTATTAGCGCCTCAACCACCTTCTGAGCGTAATGCCAACCTACTAGGTCATTGTCTGGCACGATTACCACGTTGGCATCTTTAAAGTATTGGTTTAACTCATCATTCCAACCACCAGCACCAGCATGACTTGTCGTAGCTACCACGCCCAAGCTGCCAAGGGCATCTGCCGCCTTTTCACCTTCTGTTATGTAGACAACCCTACCAGCGGCTGTCGCCTGTCGCAGTTCGGGCAGTTTGTAGGGTACGAGTCTGCAATCTCCCAACTTACCTACTCGACTGCCATCAGGCATGACTCGTAAGGTCTTATATGTCTTGCCTTTGGAGTCAAAGGTCTTGAATCTTTGCTTGATGAATAGGCTGATGCCATCTTCATCTGTGTAATGCCATTCATGCTCTAGCACAGGCGTAGAGATGAGTGGGATTGGCTTCATTGGTTTGATACTGTCGAGGTAGTCAGGTCTGTCGGGTAGTGCTGGCAATAGTCCCATCTCTTTGATGGTTGAGAAGACTGTATGCTGGTCACAGCCGCCATGGCACTTGAACAGGGGGTTGCCATCATCCGACATAGTTATGGACAGGCTTGGATGCTTGTCGCCGTTACCTTGACCATGACTAGGTACGGGGCAACTAGCAAGGTAACCACCACCAACTTTTTTTGCGTTACCCAGAATGGACGCTATTTCTTGTGCTGACATTAGGTATCTTTATTAAAGGGACAAAAAAACCAGAGTCTCCCCCGAAACTCTGGTGCTGTGGAGTGCTAGTGGTTAGCTAAACATCTCGTCATCGTCAAGGGAAGGTGCTGGCTTTGATGGTGCTGGCTTGCTAGGTGCGGGTTTAGCGGCTGGTGCTGGCGCAGAGAACTCAGGCTCTGCTTGCGCTGCACCTTCTTGCAAAGCCGCGGGTCTAGCTACCCAACCTGTGACAGTGAACTCAGGTACACGAGTGCTTCCCTTGCCAACCTTTTCGGGGCGTGAACCCGTGTACTCAACCACGGGCAACTTACCAGCATTAGCGCCAGCTTGCGCTTGCACTTGCTTCCACAGACCTTCCAAGCCCATGTTAGCGCCTGCGCCATTGGCACTGAACTCTGCGACTCCCATAGTCTTGTTATAGAAAGTAGCCTTAAAGCCACGCTTATGTTCGGCTGTAGGTTGCGCTGATTTACGACCAAGAGACTCATCAGGTTGAAATTCAAAGACTCCAGTTGCAATCAACATCCAACCAGTTTGCAAGTTCTCGTGATCGAAAACAAACTTTTCGAGTGTGAATTCACCATCTTGGTTTGACCAAGCATTAGCTTGTGGCGAGAACCTGATGTAGTTGCCAGAGCCGCCAGAGTTTGAAAGGTTTAAGTTCATAAAGTTTCCTGTTTAAAGTTAAAGTTGAAGTGGCTTGTGCCACAGGGTTGGGGGATTCATATTAAAGATGTTTGTTCTTGCTTGGGTCTTACATCTTCAAACAATCTTGGTTGCGCTACTGCTTGCTCAATGCGTTGGCAAGCAATGTCAAAGTATTTAGGTTCACGTTCAATACCAATAAACTTGCGCCCCATCTGGATGGCAGCTACGCCTGTTGTGCCGCTACCCATAAAGGGGTCGAGGATTGTTTCTGGGTTTCCTGCTTGGTTAATGCACCAACGCATAACTGCCAAAGGCTTTTGAGTTGGATGTTGCTTACCATCTTTTAAAGCTAATGATCTTGCATAATTTATTCTTCTTGATGCTTTATCTTGATTAGTCCATGCAAGTTCAAAATCTGCAAGAGAAAATCCATCTTGTCCTTTATCCCAAGACAACCATTGCATGGATGGTTTTAACCAATCTGTAAAATAATTACCGCCCCAAATTATTACAATTTTTCCCAAAGGTAAAAACAAGTCAAATGTTTTTTTATCTGGTCTTTGCTTATCCCATCCAGATATTTCCCATTGATTCCAGCCATTTTCTTTTTTTCCCGCATGAGAATCTGCCCCAATGCCATAAGGCGGGTCAGTAATCACCGCATCCACCTTGTCTAAGGTTAGCAGTATGTCCATGCAGTCCCCCAAGTACAGGGTTGCATCTCCGATTTTTTCGATTCTTGTATTCATGGGGTAGTGATTATTGAGTTAAACCTTTGTCCCGTGCAAGCGTTAATCCGCTGGATATGCGGGAAGTTAACGCTTCAAGGTTCGGCTTTTGGTCTTTCGTTAGCAGTTTCTCAGCTTGTGCAGGGGTGATGAGTTCGTTCTTCGTTACTTGCCTTGGGTCAAGTCCAAGAGCCAAGAGTCCAGCATAAGCCTCTTTCTCATCAGTCCACGACCTCAACGCTCGTTTAGGTTGCAGTTGCCATCCATCAATGACAGAACCTGATTCCATGCGTTTTAAGGCGTGATCTCGTACAGCCTTGATGTAGCCCTCAACCATGTCAAACTTAGTCAGCAAGACGCTGATTTGACTCTCTGTGAGCATCTCTACAGGGGGTGCAGTGGCAACTACTTCAGCGATGTTTGCTTGTGCAGGGCAGATAGTTCTTGCGTTGCAGTATTGGCAAGCAGAGTCTGATGGCACTGGCTGGAACAGTGGGTTCAGTGCATTCTCAATGGCAGGGACTAAAACGTAGTGTTCCCAATCTACGAGTTCTTGCGTTGTCATTGAGTGCTTGCGAGTCTCACCATGATGGGGTTGGATAATCCACAACTCGACCTTATCAATGTCTTGGTAGAGGTTGCCATCTTCAAATGCTGCCAATGCGTAAAGGCGTAACTGGTCATTGTCAGCGTCAACATATCCACGACCAGTTTTCAGGTCTGCAATGATGAGTTTGCGTTTCTGTTTGCTGACTCCAATTACGTCAGTTGTACCGCCTACCTTGGCTTTGTAAGTGTCTTGGTATTGCAGGAACTTCTCGACTGTGACGCTACCCTTACCTAGTTCATCCTCAATCGCCCAAATAGCTTTCAGATGCTCTAGCGCCATCTCACAATTTTCCTCGGTCATCTTGATACCTTCAACGACTGTACCTACTGACTTCATGGGGTCAGAGTCCAACTGGTAGCAAGTCTCCGCCAAGGCATGAATGGCAGTCCCGATCTTCGCCGCTTCTCCACCCTCCACATAGGGCATCAGTGCTGAAAGTCTGGCACTGGCGGGACAGGCAATCCATCGGGATGCCGCTGATGCTCTAAGGCTTAGTTGTTTGATTGCCATGATGCTCTTTCAATGTGATGGTTTTCAATGAGTAGTTGGTAGGCTATTTGCCTTGTTTCATTTGAGACTGCATGACCTAAGTCTTCGGGGTCTAACAGACGCTTGATGAAGACTACAGTCTGTTGGTTCTGCTTGCGTTCTTGCTCAAGTTGTGAGCCAAGCCAGACGATATGTTCACGCAAGATTTGCCGTTCTTTGTCATCCATGACGCAATCCCCAACAAGCAATGAGTGCTGCATCAGCACGACCATCATCTTTAACCCTTTTGAACAGGTCAACATTCCAAGGGAAGACTTCCATTGCTCTAGCCCTAGCGCCATCTTTGCCGCCTGAAACTCCCATAGCTTTCTGCCAAACTTGAGGAGTTACGAGAGTGGACTTGATTGATCTAGCCGCTATAACGCCTTCTATAGCCCCAAGAGAGCGACCAAAGCTAAAGACGCTTGTTACCCCTTGCCCTGCCATTGCAAACACCTTTTCGATGTACGCTTCTTCAGGCTTAAACATATCAAGGATTTCAATCAGTTCGGGGATGCTGATCTGACGCTTGGCTTTGCCATTGCGAGTTAGGGTGACAGTTGGCATATCGACTACACCAGTTAATGTTTCGCCCCTCATCATGGCTATAGCGCCGTTAAGCCCTACATCAATGCCAATGATGCGTTTGGGGGTGAAGAATTGAGTGGTCATTCTGTACCTCTGTTTAAAGCCATAAGACGCTGCTGGATTAGGGAATCTACCGATTCTTCTAGCCGTTGTATTGAAGTCACCAATGGTATGGTTCTACCAGTGGCATAACGAGATACCTGAGAGGGGTCAAAGCCAGCGTGTCTAGCTACATCAGTAATGGTGTAGCCAGCCTTTTCAGCCTTTTCCCTAATGTTTTCAATGGTTTGCATGGTTGGAGTGTTCATGGGTAAGGATTCTAGGGAAGATTGGATTGATTAGTCAAGTGCTATCTGATTAAATACCCTAGTGAAATGTGTGAGATTAAATAGGTAGGGGTTGACTTAGTAGTCCAACTCTATATGATTGGCAACATCAACAACCAAGCAGGAGATTCAAAATGGCTAACAACTTCTCACCAGTTATCGAAAACCCAGTGGCATATCACAATGCCGTTAAAAGCTACATCATTGCTAACGCTCAGAAAACTTGGCGCACCAAGACTGATCGTGCTGGCGAAATTGAAAGTGCTTTGACCGCTGGCATCATACATAACAGTCATGGTGACTTTATGGGCTATGAAGATAGCTTTATTGGCTCTATGGCTAACTCTTTTTATACATGGGGCAAACTCAGCGAAAAGCAGTGCGCCGCTATCCTTAAAGGCATTGATGCCAAGGCTGCTCGTAAAGCTGAGTGGGCTGACAAAGAAGCTGCCTTGAATGCCTCACGCACCCACTTGGGTGAAGTTGGTGCTAAGTTGACCCTTACCCTCACCATTGGTCATATCGTTGTTTTAGATGGTGCGTATGGCACTAGCTACATCTACATCATGGAAGATGCCGACAAAAATGTTGTCATCTACAAAGGTAACTCTGATGCTGTTGCTTGGACTCCAGAGGGTACTGTGCGTAGCAAGGGTGACACTCTCACCATCACCGCCACTGTTAAAGATCATGGTGTTCGCAATGGAGTCAAGCAGACTGTCATCCAGCGCCCCAAAGCTGTTAAAGAGTTAGTAGCCGCCTAATCAACCCAACGGGGCGCAAGCCCCATCTTTCAACCTTAAAGGAGAATTGAAGATGTTGACTCAAATGCCATTAATTGATTTGCATATCATGTCTGAAAATGATGAATTACCAAATAATGTTGGATTCAAAATTGTTGGTGGGCGTACTATTTACAAATACATTGGATGGATGTGGAGACAATCTGATAAACAGATTTATCTGAATAAACACGATTGGTTTGTAGACAATGAAGAACGATCAAGACGCTACTTGTCTGATGATACTTTGATTGAAATTATTCCATTACAAAACTTAACTCAAACACCTTCATTCAACCACAACGCACCCTACAACGCTGAGTTCTTAGGCGCACAACCCGCTCGTGCTGGTCAAGACTATTAAACCAAAGGAGACACCTCAAATGAACCACACCCAACACCCTTACATGGAAGAGCAAGCAAAGCGCTTAAATCGCCGCGCTGACTCTACCCTTGATTTTCTCACCGCCATTGCAATCGGCATTGGCTTTGCAGTCCTCTTGGCTTCATGGTGGTCATCATGAAAAACCCACTAGCATTTCCCCCTATGCACGACCCCAATACGCATGAGTTTGGCATGACCTTGCGGGACTACTTTGCGGCAAAGGCAATGGAAAACCTAATGGGAGAAATGCACAATCGTATTTTTAAAACCTTAAAAAAATCATATGAGATTGAAGATGCAATCGAAATGTCAAAGGGCATTATTGCTGATACAGCCTATCAGTGGGCAGACGCAATGCTGAAAGCGAGGGAAGCATGACCGACCTTCAAGACTTCTGCCAAGAGCATCGCACTATGGATGAACTGGTAGAGGCTGGCTACAAGCCTACAAACGTCTACAACGCTGTTAAGCGTAAGGAGTTGACCAATACCAAGGCTACAGACGATTGGGGGCGCAAGCTGCATGGTAAGGGTCTGTTCCTGTCCACAGTCACAGTTGCGCCAGTTAACTTCACCGCCTTGCAGTCAGCATGGCATACCCCACAACCTCAAGGAGAAACAGCATGAGCATCGCATCAGAAATCACAGAACTGATAAACCGCATAGCGCCAGCTAAAGGCATTGTCGGCGGCTTTATGAGTCGTAACGAGATCATCCAACTCATTGATAAGGTTGCCAATGATGCCGTTGCTATCGGTTGGACTCATGCAGAGAGCATGACCCGAAAGCGTTTGGAGAAGAAAATTGATCTGATGGAACAGGAAATGACCATCATCAAGGAGCAGATGAAGTCCCTTGAACTCGACTTACTTGCGGCTGAGAGCAAATGAATACGCTCATAAAGTTTGTCATTGCTGCTGCTTGTGCCGTGTCTCTGATGTACTTTGATTCATTGGATTACAAACCAAAGGAGAAGACTAATGTGGGAAACAGTCATATGGGTAGCCGTAATGGGGATTTCAGGGTTCGCATTGGGAATTTGCGTCTGCATCGGGTTTGTGTTGTACCTACTAAACAAGGAACAAGACGAGTAGTGAAGTGTCCAGTTTGCGATTGGGTGAGAACACCTGACAACCGTTATATGTGCAAGAAGATTGAACGAGTCATTCTTGCAACTCAAATAAAGAAAAGGAAAAAATATGGGATGGAGAGAATTGACCACAAAGTACGTTAAAGACTTGCTTAGAGCCAAGACCCCTTTGGAAGTAGCTGAAAAGGAACTTATTGAGGCACAACATTTAAAGATGCAGGGTGAGAGTGCTGTTGAGTACGCTCAATCAATTGTCGGGTACAACGAGAAACGCATCCACAGGCTAAACAACATCATTGCTGAGTTAAAGGGTGAATACTATGACAGATGAAGATGAGGCATTCAACGAGATTGAGAAGCAGAGTATGTGGCGCAAACGTGCCGTACAAGCTGCCATATCTAAACCCTCATACCGCAATCAAGTCATTGAAGAAGTAGCTTTAGAGGTTGAGAAGCTAACTGGCTTTGGTAAAGATACGATTGATGGCTTGGCAATTTACATCAGGAACATGAAGACATGAAAGAAAAGACAGAGCAGGGTAGGGCTGTTAATTTGCGCCTTACGCAATCCGAATATGCCGAATACGTCAGATTGGGCGGGGTTAAGTTTTTGAGACTATTTCTGCAAATGAGTGCAGGGATACAGAAAGAAATTAAGGAGGCAAAGAAATGAAACAGCACTTTTGTCCAGCAGAGCAATCAATGGTTGCATTTGAGAAAGAATGCAATTGGTGTGGAGAAAAAGAAGTCTTGGAACAGCCAGAAGAACGCAACTTCTGTCCACGATGCGGTAAACGCACAAAAGACTTGACCACCATTCACACTTGCACACCACCACAGGATTAACGAATGAATAAGCCAAAGACTGTATTCGATTGGAAAGATGGCACTCCCTCAATCTGGACAAGAGATAAGGAGATGCGCCAGATAGCGCAGGGTAGGGCATGGGGTCAGGCTGCACAAGCTAAAATTGGACTTCAAGAGAAGCAGCAAATTACCATCTATTCAAGGGCTAAACTTAGTAAATGATTCGTAAGATAAGAACCTTCTACGGCAAACAGAATGGTCAGCATGGGAATAAGCAGACCACTGTAGACATTGGCGTAGCATGGTTATGCGAGAAGTGTGGTGAGGTGATCTTGTACGAACACCTCACCCCTAAACACTTCTGTAGGCGGCTAATTAAGCCTGTAGTCCTTGGAGATACTGAGTCTTACCCGCAACCTTAACGGCAGTCAATTCCTGCTTCTTGAGGTTATTTGGGTCATAGCTGACATGAACCCAACCCGAATCAGGGATACCTTGTGTGTAGAACTCTAAGATTAACTGGGTGTAGTCCAAGTTATCCATAATCCATTGAGCCAATTCATGATTTGGGATGCCAACAATCTCTATATCAGCAGCTTGACCCTTGCAATGGTCTGAGGTCTTAGACCCACCAACAGCGGCATTGGACTCAGGGCTACGATAACCTGAGTTAACAGTCACAGACTTACCAAAATGCTCACGCACAGGTTGAAGCACCATTTCGCATAAAGTCTTCAAGTTCTCCAGAGCCTCATCATCAGGGGTATTGTCCAAACCCAATCTAGTGGCTGTATCGGACTTGGTTAGTTCTTTGAGGGTAAAGTTTGCGGAGAGGTTCATTTCATTCCTTTCAAGGTTTCGTAGGTTTGGATACATTGGTTGAGTTTTCGGATGGCGGCATCTCCTTCTGAGGCGATGGCGATAAGAGTTTCACTAACCTGTCCACTAAGTTCGGTTCGTGTCTCTCCGCTGTTATCTCCAGCGGTAACGGCGGTAACTGAGGGGGAACATACGGGGCTTTGGGTGGGGATTGACAGGCGCAAAGCACCAGAGGCAACATCAGCCCGTAACTTAGTTTCTTTAGTTCTAGCAGCATTTTGTGACTTCCTTAAAGTTTCAGCATAGGTATTTGCTACCTTTGCCATGTTTTGCTCAGTCTCTCTTGCTTTGGCGTTCAGCGCTGCAATCTCTACTTGCTGGCGGGTATTCTCGTCATGCTGACCCTTAAAGTATCCACCGCCAGCAGCAGACAATACCGCCATCAAGATACCCAACAGCACCCAAGGATTAAACAGGCTCATGGTGCAGGGGGGTCGTTATCAGTAGCTTCAGCCTTGGCACTCGCATTGGCTATTGCCTTGACTCCTGAACGACCAGCTACACCACCCAAAACACCAGTGATGAAAACCATTATGGTCGAAATCTGTTGTGTATACACCTTGTCAATCGCCGCCATACTGCCGTTCATTGGCTGTTGAACAAACGAAACAGAGTAAAGAAACATACCCATAGAAGCCAACAGAATGCTCACCAAGACCACGATAACGAATGCCCATACTCTGACCTCAATCTCATCAGCAGTCAGGCGGTTGTTAGGTTTATATCCAATAGTAGGCATCATTTCTTCTCCTGTTCGGGTTTAACTAACATCTCAGGGCAAGTACCAGCGGCGGTACAGATTGGGGGTTTACATTCAGCACTAGACCAATTCAATGGGTCTTGGCAGGTATATCTGTACCTATCTGAACAAGCAGTCAGGACAGTGGTAAATATTATGATTTGAACAATATTTTTAATCATGATGTATGGTGCGTAAAGTATATGTTTTCTGTTGATTTTCTTGCAATAGATGCTTCTTCAGCAGTTTGAAAATATCCAATGTGAATAGCCTTTCTATTATGAGTAATGTTTGCTGACCAAGGTTTACTTTTTAAACGCTTGTTGAAATGCACACCACGATAACCTGATGTATTTGTGCTTGTTCTAAACATATTTTCAGCGTTTTGTTTTGCAGTAGCAAGTCTAAGATTTGATATGCAGTTATTTGTTCGGCATCTATCAATATGATCTAAATTAATTGTTGGGAATTCACCATTAACATAAAGCCACATAAGTCTATGTGCAAGATATTCTTTTCCATCAATCCCAATCTTTACATAACCATTGTGCATTAAACAACCAGCTTGTTTATCTCTCTTTCCTTTGCCACCTGTGTTAGCTTTCCAAGTAAAAGTTCCTTTTTCTATATCAACAAAAAAAAGGTCTTCTAATCTCTTTTGCGTTAGTTTATTCATGTTTATTTTTCCTTTTCTCTTTCCTTTTGTTCAACTTGTCTTCTGAGTTTCTCGACCTTCTCTACCTGTTGGTTAACCTGATGCTTTGCCTCTAACGTGTCCAGCAGAATTATGCCCATGATAGGCAACAGCAATATTACTAGAACACAACAGGCAATCCATCCCACTACATTTTCCCAATCTTGCTTATGAACGCTATCAGAAGCCACAAATATAGGAGGCAGAGGATAGTCACCATTAGATACGCTTGTTTTTCGGCTAGAAGACGCTCCTTTTGCTTTCGTTGCCATATTTCTGCATCCCGATTCTTCCTTGCTTTTGTTTGCTCTGCCGCAATCACATCTCTCATGGCAAAAACTTCTGAGTACAAAGCGCCCATATCTTTAGAGCCGTATACCATCACCTCACGAATTTGAACGACCATCCGTTCCATTTCTTGTGCTGCAAGAACCCTGTTAAGCGATTCTTCCATCAGGTTTACATCATCAGCAAATACAACTGTTCTGGCTTTAAGTTCTTCCTGTTCTATATGCTGCTGTAGCTGTGCTTGCAATTTGAAGAATGCACTTAAATCCTTTACGATTTTTGCTTTGACTTCAGTTTCATCAACATTGACATACTCAGACTTTTTAGCTTGAGCCACAGACTTTGCAGCTTGAGGCTTGGGACTACCACCAAATAGCTTGACCAACGTACCCCAAAACGATTTAACGTCCCTGCCAATGGCAACAACATCATCAGCGGTTTTTTTAATTGAGACAAACTGCTCACGAGTTTGTTGATACAACTCGACAGAAGATTGGATGCTCTTAACCAGCGATCCCGCAAGGAGGCAGATAGAGATTGGGTCAATTTCAGTCTCCTATTGGGTTGAGAACAAGCCTGCTGCATTTTGGATATTGGGTGCTGCTGTACCAGACATAACGCCAACAGATGAGGGGCTCAAAATAGTCCTGCCTAAAGCTGGTAGAAGTTCTGGAACATCTTTACTGATTACATCGTAAAGACTGCGACCAGACAACTCCTTGCCAATCTTTTGCAGTTTTGCAGGATTAGTTGTTGTCAAAATTCTAACCATTTCAGTGGCAACCGCCCTAGTTTGTTCATCACCTAAGTTTGCATAATCTCTTTGCAATGCCCTAGTCAGAATGCCTTGAATACTCATTACAGGCATTTCTCGCATTGCTTTACCGCCAGCACGAACATCTTGAATTGCTTGAGTTCGTTCAGCAGTTTGCGACCCTTGCAATACTTGTTTTGAAGTACTTTTCATCTCAACTTCAGTCTTCAAGTTTTTCATGAATTGACCAAAAGCCTTGTCTCCAGCTTCATCTTTTGGGAAAGTCTCTCTAATAATTCTTAAATTCTTTGGGTTGTTGATGATCTTCAATGCTGGATTTCCAGTTGCGCCAACAACAGTGTCAGCCACTTGCGCTCCACCTAAACGATCTAAAAGGTTTTGCATAGTTCCAAGACGCAAACCTTCAAGTTCTGATCTAGTCATTGTCTTCATATCTTTTAGCAATACGTCAACATCTTTAGGGCTTTTGTTGAAGACTGTCCTCCCTTCTTCCATAGCATCCATGACTGCTGTATCAGATGCCCATACACGCCTTGCGTTTTTATATGTGCCATTAGATGCATCTAACAAATCAAGAAACTTTGATCTGGTATCTTTAAAGGCATTAAGTTGGGTTGACCCAATTCCACTTGTCGGACTTTTGCCAGTAAAAATACCATCGTCCAAACCCATCTTTACATAATGCAAAAAAGTTGTGTTTATATTTGTAACTGGGTTGCCATCTGATGTAACAAGTTTTCCATTTACCACTTGTACATCGGGCAATTTAACTCCTTGTTCTTTGGCTAATTCTTGCGCTCTGACAAAAGCATTTTTAACACTTGGTCTATCCATTAAAGCAACCAAGTCAGGAGTTACAGGAATATCTTTCTTTAACGCTCTATCATATAAAGCCCCACCAAGCTGAGATCGTGCTTGTTTAAGAGCATTGAACTCATCAAAGAATGCGGCTTTTGAACCAAAAGCAACTTGCAAGTCTGTTGTCAATCTTGCCAACATACCTTTGTCACGATTAGTTATAAATTCATTTGCCTCTTTTTTACCGACACTAGGTATGGTGTTAGCAGCATCTAAATATGCTCTAGTATTTGCCCCTACATCAGCTAAAGCATAAGGCTTCCCCTTACGCTCTAAGACATACTTAATAGCTTCATCAACCCCACCAACATCAGACACTAATGCTTGTTTGATTAGCGACCTAGCTTCATCAGTGCCTAGCTTTTGTGGGTTGTCAAAAATTGACTTTACAACACCACGATAAACAGTGCCAGCACCCATACCTACAACTTTGGTAATTGGAAGCATCACCAATGCTGTAGCCGCACCTGTAGCACCAGTTTTCAAAGATTCTGGGCTAAACAATTCAGCTTCAGATTCGCCAATTCCAGCGGTAAGACCAGCGGCAGCAGTTACCCCAACTTGTGCGGGTAATGAAGTTATTGGTTTTTTGGTAAGAAATGCTGGAGTAGCTGCGCCAACAATATTAGCCGCAACTGATTTAACAGGGTTCTCTTTGCTGTATTCTTCTAAGCCAATTCGCTCTAACGCAACTCCAACATCTGATGGTGATGGTGCTGGCTGATCTGGTGAAGCCATGCCAACTTGTTTAGCGACATTAGCTGGTGCAGGGCTTAAAAAAGATTTAATTGAGCCAATTGCATTCTCAGAAAAATTTGCTGATAACCCTTGCAGAAATTGACCAACGCCTTGAGTAGTCCAACTTTTTGTATCAAGTTGGTCTAGCATTTTTTGCCCATCAGCAGTTAACTTGCCCTCATCTTTGGCAATCATTAACTCATCACGCAAGTCTAAAATCTGGTCTTTAAGAGATGACATTTTTATTCCTTTATGGGTTAGTCAAACCGCCACGATTGGTAGCGTCACGGGCATTAGAACGACCCGAACCTCTTTGTGTTGTTGAACCAAGTGCGTTAAATTGCTCCCTCAATCTGCTTGCTGATGGTGCATATAAAGGGCTGCTTTGTGTATACGCATCAAAATCAGAGTTAAATTTAACAAAGGCTTCAGTTGGATTAGATGTTGTTAATCTACTGTTTTGAGACAACCAAGTGTTTGTAAATTTTGACAAATCTTGGTCACGCTCACCTTTTAACCTCAAGGCAGACAACATCAACTTATTACCAGCAACTGTTTTTGACAGGCTAGGTGAACCAGTGTTGATGAACTTCAAATCAGTGTCAGTTGGATTAACACCAAGCTGTTTAACTTGTGGCAAGACTAAGTTAGTTGCAATAGACTGTAATGCTTCTTGTCCTGCCAATCCTTTGACATTGAAGTCAGGGTTAAAAACTTGACCAACCTTGCCAACTTGCAACATTGTTTCTTGACCGAATCCAGTTCTTACACCTTCATCTAACAATATTTGCATACTATCAACCGCCCCCAAAATTGGTCTAGCCAATCTTCCAGCCTTAATGTTTGATGTAATAGTCTCTGTTAAGTTTGCGCCAAAACCTTCTTGCATTTTATTTTCAATAGTTACTTTCGTAACTGGTGTTTTGCGTCTTCCTGCTGCTTCGGCTTTTTGGGCAACCGCATCAAGTCCAGCTTGACCATATGTGTTAAAAATCTTTACAGGGTCATTTGTTTGATACAAAGTAAGAGCCGCATTGGACTCATCACCTGTAAATGGAACTGGTTTTTCACCTTGCTTAATTACTTTGGATTCTTCACCTAAAACAGGAACAGTCATTATTGTTTCATCACCTTTAACTGACATTGTTTTTGGTGCGTTTTCCTCTAGAATTTTTCTACCTTCAGGTGTTTTACGCAATTCAGCAACAATTTGTAAGTTAGGAGTTCCATTTGCATTAAACAATCCTTGAGCCAATTGTTGGGCTTGCATTGATTTTACACTTTGCACACCTTTAAGTCTTTGGTCAACAATAGTTGCCCCAATTTGCCCATAGTTATTTATCAAGTCAGCATAAACAGTTTGATCTACAGTTCCATTTTGAGTGATAAGTGATTTTGATTTTTCAAGTGCTTCTGCTTGTAGAACTCTTGTTCTCATACCCTCACCACGATCAATCAAAAACTTCTCACGCTCAAAGCCACGAGCCTCTGCAACAGCAGATTGCTCTTTTGCCCTCATCATCTCATTACGCAACAGGAAAGCAGCTTCTTGATCTCCACCCTGCAATGCCATCTGAATAGCTTGAGCATAGGAGTCAGGGTTAGATGGGTCAATCATCCCAATCAACTGCTGACGCTGACTAATCTTTTGCAGCATAGGGTCTTGACCACCCAAAGCACCACCAATAGCACCGCCTAGCTTTTGACCAGCAAGGAAAGTCCCATAGTTAGCACGAGCCATTGGGTCAAGATTTGCATACTGAATAGCTTGCGCCTGTTGTGCTTGCTGTTGAGCAAGTTGGTATTGTTCAGGAGTAGTAAATAAACCGAGAATTTCTGAGGTTGCCATGATTACTCCTTAAATTTGTTGTCCATCATATGAAAAACTTGTATATGGATAAGGTTGAGTTTGTCCTTGCTGTGGTGGCCCAACTTGGTATCCACTATAGGTTTCATATGGTTGATTAATACCAAACAACTTTTCAAACCCAGTTTGCAGTCTTGGACTACTAGCCGCACCCTGCAACAAACCAGCTAAAGGACTATATCCTTGACCAGCCTGTTGAGTCATTGCCGCAGACATACCACCTCTAAGCAAATTAGAGCCAACATTAGCACCATAAGCCGCCGCTTGACCACCTAAACCAGCACCCAAGGTCAAAGGCTGTTGACCCATTTCCTCAATTGCTTGACCAGTACCTAAATAAGCCGTAAATGGGCTTAATGCGCCTACCTGACCAGCTTGATACTGACCTAACAACTGGCTTCCTGTTCCAAACAATCCTGTACCAAACGCAACATTCTGTTGACCAGCTTGCTGTGCTTGTGCCGCCAACTGAGCATCTTGTTGAGCAATAGCGTTGTAATAGGCTTCCATCTCAGGGGTAGTAGCACCCAATCCTGCCGCACCACTTGGACGCATACCTGTAGCACCTACAGACAAACCGCCACGACCTTGTTGGAACAACTGGTTCTGCAACTGAGCCATCTGACGCTCACGGCTAGGAGCAAGCAAATCCTGTTGCTGTTGGATATATTTAGCCGCGACCTGTTCAGGACTCTGTGCAAGATACTGCTGACCCAATCCAAACAAGCCTGTAGCCGCAGTCTGCAAAGGGGCATACTGTTGTTGCGCCTGTTCAGCTTGACCTAAAGCACCGCCAGTTAAACCCATCAACCTATCTTGATAGGCTTTTAGTTCAGGGCTTACGTTATAACCAGCACCAGACAAATAACCACTAGGGTCAAATTGGAAGTTGGATGTGCCGTAACGTGTAGTAATCCCTACAGGGCGAAACTTAGCCGCTTCAGCCGCTTGCCTAGCCGCATCACGTTGAGCCGCCGCAGACTGATTTGCCGCATACTCTGTGGCAGATGCTTGTTCTTGCGCCCCTAAAAATCCTAATACTGCACTAATTGGCATATCAATCCCCTTTAATCAAAATCTCATCCACTTTAGACGGGTCTTTCTCGTCTGTGGCATGAATACAAAACCAAACACAATCAGTAATCGCCTTAACCCCATGTATCAATCCCGCTTTAATCTCTAAACAAGCAGGAGCATTCACAATATCAATCTCATTCCCACGCAATACAGCAACCTTACCTTCAGCCAAGATAGACAAATGACTGAAGTTATGGGTGTGTTTTAAGATGGCTACACCAGCAGGAAACCTAGCTTCCTTGGCATACAGTCCATCAGAAAAGTGGTGAGTAATCATGCTGTGCGTTTCCATATATACACAGTAATGTATGGTTGATAGTTAGCATTTGTACCAGAAGAACCTGCTGAAGTATTAGTTGTTGAAACAGTTATGCCAGTGGTTGCGGTATTTGTTGTAAATGTAGTATTGGTGTTTATACTTCTAGGTATTGTTTCACTTCCACCACCTAAAGAAGCATTTGTAATTGCAATCATAGTATGGCTATGACTAGGGTCTGTAACAGTAGATGTTGCGGTGTGAGTATGGCTAACAACAATTGCGTCTGCACTACCACCAGTTTCTTCAGCGGTATCAAATAAAGCATTGCCAGAATCAAAACCAACCATTACACGACCAGCCGCAAATGCTGTCCATGTACCAAACCCTAACAATGTTGCAGGGTTAGTGCTTACAGTCGCATTTGTATAGATTGAACCAACTGGATACAGTAAAGCAATTGCGGCTTGAACAAATGCAGTTGTTGCTAATTGAGTTGTACTCGTTCCCGCACTAGCAGTAGGCGCAAGCGGAGTACCAGTAAAGGTAGGACTTGCCAAATCAGCTTTAGTTGCAACAGCAGTTTGAATATTGTCAAACTCAGTGTTGATCTCAGTGCCTTTAACAATCTTTAAAGGATTGCCAGAAGTCAAAGCATCTTTAGTGGCAAAGTTGGTTGATTTTGTATAATTAGACACGATGTTTTCCTTTAGCTTACTTTGCCATTTTTGGCTTGAATTTCAATCTTCTGAATAGACAACTCAGTACCATTTATGTCTGTTTCGTACCCAGTTTGAACAACCTTTCCACTGCCAGATGCAGAAACAGTTAAAGTCTGCAACGCAACACCATCAGAGTATTCTGCAACTACAGTGGCATTAGCACCATACTCAGCAATACCATAGTAAGACTCGCCTTGAGTTGGGATAGTGTCATCAGCAGACAAATAGTTTGTCTTAAAGTCAAATCCCCACTTAAAGGTAACAGTTTGATTTGTGCCGCCAATAACCACAATGGACAACTTCTTCAGAATAGACGTTTGATTTTGATTCCCAAGGTCTGCATGGTTTGTGTAATACAACATACGGTATGTAGATTGGTAATCTTGGTAAGTATCATAGAAACCGATATAGCCATTCTTACCAATGTACAAAGTACCATCACGCCTAGACAAAAAAGCCGTTGGTGTTATAGAGTCCCAAGTTGTTGCTCTTGCAGCACCATCAGGTAAATAAGCCTTGGTATCAAAGCAAAATACATTACCTACAGATGGTGTAGTCAATAAATAAAACGCTTCACGCTCAGAATAGACAGACTTAACATTTGCCAATGTCTCACCAGCAATGATAGTCATTAAATCATTACGAATGTTCTTAGATAAGTCTCTCTCAGGTGAAGACTTCTCTTGAATTGTTCTCATCAAAGAACGAACACCAGAGTTAGACAAGAAAAGCACATCAGTGCTGGTAGTCTGAATACTGTCTCTTGCAATGCAACCAATACCCTCAACAGTGTCACTCAATGACATTGATGCTGGTGTAGTAGCATTTTGATAAATTAGAATTTGACGTTTACCAAAGATGAATAGGAAACCATTGTGTGCGGCAAGACCTGTGATCTCATCAGCACCATTTGCCCAGACACGATCTACATTTAAAGAGCCTGATGTGCCTGTTGACCAAACATGACCAGCAATTAAATCAGAAAAAAAGACTGTTGCGTTATTGGCTGTGGTGTTTGCTACCCACAATCTACCAAAAGCAGAGATTGCAATGTTGGCATCAGGAACAGTGCCTACATAACCTGTCTTCTCAGACACTCTACGATAGGTTGTAGTGCTAACAGCAGGGTCATAAATCAAAGGATTTTGACCAGACTGAAAGAAATAAGTTATGTTATTTAATGATGCACATTGCCAGTTGCTATCAGTAATGGTTGGTGCAGTACCACCACCACCATAAGTTAACTCAGTAACTACATTGCTTGCACCAAGTTTAAATATCTTGTTGTTTCCAGCAAACAATACAGTCAAAGTGCCATCAGCTTGGACTAACTCATGAATAACTTTTACGTCATTAGCGCCTAAATCACCACTAGACGCATTGACTCTTGAGAAACCTTTGCGTGAACCCATACGACCATACTGGTCAATGATGCAGTTTGTCGCAACCAAAGCATATCCAGCCGCAAGATCAAGAGGTGAATCTTGCGTATTCAGACCATATAGTGCTGGCGCTGAAACGCTAAAGGTTTGTATTTGCTGGCTCATATCGCTACAAACTCCTGATTCTCAGGATAGCGAGTGCCTTCCAAAGCAATGCTGTCAGACAACATGGCTTTATACAACTGGTATGCCTCAGATGAACTCAAACCACCATCTTCACCACGCTCTACCAAAGCACGAGCATAGGCATTCTGAGCCACCAAAGTGTCAGCAACAGCCACAACAGTTGAGTCTGATGTCAAGGTAGCCTGTGGCACTGTCAGGGCAAACTTAATTGTGTAAACACCATCAGGTATTGGATATAGATTTACCTTAGTGTCGTAACTACCATCAACCCCATCAAAGGCAAATTCTGTAGGTATTGAATTAACAAGTGGAGTAAAGTTTAGCTTGCGGTTCATGTCCACAAAAGTGATGTTTATGAGTCCAACATTGCTTGTGGTATTAATTACATCCATCACTTGAAACTTCTGACCAGCACCTGTCAAAGAATAGGATGCTGTTGATGATGCGGTGGTGACTGTAATGGTTTGACCCAACACATTCCATGCAAAAGCATCTTCAATCTGACGTTTTGCATCATTTACAAACTTGCCAATTAGGGCAGAATAAGAGGTTTCGGAAACAGTAGAAACTGTTGTCTCACGCAACCTTACGAGTACATCGTTTACAAGTTCAAGGTAGGTCATGCTCTACTCAACCCTTCTTCTTCAAATGTTGCTATAAAACTAAATGAACTTGCAGATTGAGTAGTTATTTTTAACTTATCGCCTTCTTCAAAAACAATGTAGGCATTACCATCAAACTGCAAATATTCTTTTGTACTGAAATCAAGAGCAGTCAATATATCAAGAGTGGTATTAGCACTTGCGTCAAACCATTGAACAGTTATATGCTTGGTAGAGCCGCCTGTATTGTGTATATACATTACAGTAAATTTAGAGTAATAGCCAGTAGGACAGGTATAGACAGTTGTGTCTACTGCTGCTGTAGGACTAACTCCAACTGATAATGCTCTCATTTCGCTTTTGCCTTATTCCTGTCGGATATAGCTTTAGCTTTTGCCTTTGCGTCAGCCTTTGAGGTTGCACCCCATGCCTTGAGCGAAAGAAGCAGTCTTGTTGGTTCACCATCCTTGTACTCTGCACCAGCATTGTTGCCCATGCGAGCCAAGAAACTTGCTCTACGAGGGTTATCCCCCGACTTTACTGGAGGCTTCAGATTACCCCCAGTTTCTGCATTATAAGACGATCTACCCTTGGCATTCAAGCCGCCTTTTGGATTTTGACCAGCTTTTGTTTGCCAAGTGGGTGTTTTCATCTACTTCACCTTTTTAGGCTTCTTTGCAGTCTTTGC